GCAACCTTTGGCCGCAGCTACAACGAAACGGCTCAGGAATGGAAACCGCTCGTGGACGTGTTCTCGTCCAAGAAGCAATACGAAGAAATCGTTCAGGTTGTCGGCTACGCGCCGGCGCCGGCGAAGCCTGAAGGCACGCCGACCCAGTACGATTCGGAATGGCAGGGTTTCATCACCCGCTTCATCCACATCGCGTACGGCCTCGGCTACATCGTGACGCAGGAAGAAATCGACGACAATCTGTATCCGCAAGTCGCGGCAGAACGCACGGAAGCTCTCGGCTTCTCGTTCCGTCAGACCAAGGAAACGATCGTTGCGAACTTCTATAACAACATGCCGACCGTCAATGGCTCGGACGGTGTTCCGTTCATCTCGGCGGCTCACCCGCTGCAAGGTGGCGGTACGGGTTCGAACACGCTGACCGTGCCGGCGGACTTGTCGGAAGCGTCGCTGGAAGATCTGATCATCCAGATGATGTACACGACGGACGACCGCGGTAACCGTATCGCGCTGATGCCCCGGTCGTTGATCATTCAGCACTCGGAAATGTTCAATGCGCAGCGGATTCTTAAAAGTACCTTTCAGTCAGGTACCGCTAACAACGATATCAATGCACTTAAGTACTTAAATATGTTTCCTGAGGGAATTCGGATCAATCGGTATCTGACTGCTCCACATACCTTTTTTATACGTACAAATATTATGGCCAAGCAAGGCCCCATCTTGTTCCAGCGGAATGCAATCCGCTTCAGCGACGACGGGGACTTCGACACAAATAACATGAAGTATAAAGCTTACGAACGATATTCAGTCGGTATGGCCGACTGGAGAGGCGTGTTCGCCAGCGTCGGGCCGTAAGGTAGTTGTAAGGATAAAGTACTTTGAAATAACAGAAAGTACTGATATGATTGAATCTCTTTCAAAGGAGATTCAATCATGCAAATTTGTAGCGTTGAAGGGTGTGGTAAGGAGGCGAAGGTTCGGGGCTGCTGCAAGTCTCACTACGTGCAGATGTGGAAAAAAGAGAACGTTTCCATCGAAAAGCGCGAGGGTAACGAACTGTACGCCGTCTGGTGTTCGAAGCGTAAAGATCGCGTCCCCGCGTGGGATTCTTTCGAGGCGTTTAAAAAGGACATCGGGCCGCAGCCGTCAACGGGGCATAAGTTGCGGCGCATCAACAAGACTTTGCCGTACGGTCCGGGCAACGCAGAGTGGGTGCAGACCTATTTGCCAATGCAAGATGGCGAAACGCTGAAAGAATATTCACGGCGCGCCATGCGAGACCACAAGCTGCGAACTGTCTACGGGCTGAGCGCAGCAAAGTATCAGGAAATGTTTGAAGCACAGCACGGCGTGTGCAAGATCTGTGAGCGGCCCGAAACCGCAGTATTGTGGGGCAAGGTAATCGACCTTGCGGTAGACCATGACCATAAAACAGGAAAGGTTAGAGCGCTTTTGTGCTCAACCTGCAATACTTCCCTAGGCGGGTTTCAGGATAGCCCCAAGCTGCTGCAAGCCGCGATAGAATACTTGAAGGAGCACAGTGATGGTGTCGAAGAAGCGAATGACGACTGACCACAAGCCCAAAAAGAACATGCATCCGAAAGGGGGCATCAGCATGAGCGGCCCGGAAAAGCTCCTGGCCGCCGGCAAAGGTGGCCGAGGCGCCGCAAAGGCGACTCCCTCCAAGCGAATCAAGCACAAGAAACAGGTGTACTGATGAGCAACAAGAAAGATCGCCCCGATGTGCTGCGCGACGGCGCGCGCATAGTCGGTGGGCCGGACAAGCGTAAGGTGATCGAGACGCCAGCTACCGAATTTCATTCGAAGCCGAGCGTTCCGGGGCACGATGCAGAGTGCCACTCGCACCTTACCGGTCCTGGCAAAAAACGTTTCCCGCTCAAAGGCAAGAGCGGCTGGTAATCAGATAACCTGGAGCAGTAAAAATGCCGACACCTTCCCGTTTTCCGAACGGTATCGCCAACGCCGCGCCGTGGCAGCATTTCGCCGGTATGGGCGTGGAAAACCCGTTTTTCTATCATCAGTTTTACGACGACTTCGATACCGTTCCTTCGACTTCGATCGGCTGGACGGCCACCGGTACGGGCACCGTCACGCAAGGCGCGCTCAATGGTGGCGTAACGATCCTGACCACGACCGCAGTCGCTGCCGAGTTCGAAGAACTTCAGCGCACGCAGGTCAGCTTTCAACCGGTTTCCGGCAAGAAGCTGTATTTCGTTGCGCGCGTCACACTGTCGGACGTTCTGAACTCCGCGTTCCTGGCCGGTCTGATGCCCCTCACGGCGACCCCGTTCACGAACCCGGCAAATGGCATCTGGATCTCGAAAGCTTCGGGAAGCACGACGCTAAACCTGAACGTGGCGAACAACAGCGTAGTCACGACGACCGCTTTTCCGGCGGGCGCACTGACGCTGACGAATGCCGTCTCGTTTGACGTCGGCTTCGAAGTCACGGCCAATTACAACGCAGCTGGCGCTCCGAGTTCAGGCCCGGTCGTTCGTGGTTCGGTCGGCCCCAACCTGGTCGGCTACGTTCCGCAAAGCGGAAACGGTTCAGCCAACTCGACTAACCGGGCGCCGAACATCATCTCTACGGCCCCGCTGCTGGCGACCCTGCAAGCCACGGTGCTTGCCCCCGTGCTCGCTGTGCAAGCAGGTACGACGACGATCAAAACTATGACCGTCGACTTCGTGGGCGCATTCGAGGAGCGTTAAACCATGGCCGCAGTCATCACGACCCGGATCATGGAGGACGGCCCGCGTAACGCCATCCTCCTGATCAACGGTAATAACGGCGCAACGGGGGCGGACCCCGGCACCGGCGGGCTGGATTTGGCATATCAGGCTTTGATTCTGCCATCGCAGCTTGGTTACGTGGACATCACGCGCAAGCAGCGTTGCGCATCGCTGCGCGTTGACACAATCGAGTGGGACGTGCAGAACGAGGCAGGGTATCGCGTCGATCTGTTTTGGGATGCCACCGTACCTGTCGAGTTCTATTCCTGCATCGGGCGGGCCAACAAGTTCTTCAAGAATTTCGGCGGCCTGTATCAGCAGTCGGGAATCTCGGGCACCACGGGCGGTATCGGTATCTCGACAACCAACTCGCCGGCCACCTACGCCGCATGGACGATCACCCTCTACCTGGTGAAGCTTGGATTGAACCCGGCCTAAGGAGGCGCCATGGGCCGCGCAGATTTCTACAAGAAAGGCCAGTGGGACGTAATCTGCGACATCTGCGGACAGAAGTACCATTCCGGCGACCTGAAAGAGCGCTGGGACGGCCTGATGTGCTGCCGGCAGGACTGGAATATCCGCCAACCACAAGACTTCGTGCGCGGTATTCCAGACCCGCAAGCCATCCCGTGGTCGCGTCCTGATGTCGCACCACCCTTCATCCCGACCAACCCGCTGTTCCTTGCGGTTACCGATTTCTTCGGTAACTACATGATAGACTTCAACAGCAATATCATGGTCGCTTTCACGACCACGGTGATGCCTGCCGGCGGCGAACTGGCGTCGATCGACAATCAGCAGATCGGCGGCGAGTTGCAGCTACAAGACATGCAGATCGTAGAGCCGTACTTCTACGTCACGCCTGGATCGCGACTCAACAATACGGACGTGGAAGGGTTTGTTCTGAACGAATCGGAGTTGGCTTGAAAAAAATTCTTCTCGCGCTGCTCATGCTCGCGCTCTCAATCGGAGCGCGGGCTCAGTTCGTCCCTTTCGTTCCGAACCAGATCCTTACCGCGCAGGCCCTGAACGGCGCTTTCGCCCAGTTCATTCCGATCACTGGGACGAATTTGCCGGTTACGTTCACCGGGTTGACCGTAACGGGAAGTACGGCGCTTAACAGCCTGACCGTGAACGGCGCTGCCGTATTCAATGGTTCGGCCACCTTCAACGGGCCCACTTCGATTACTGGCCCTGTAATCACTGGCGCGACGATTACCGGATCAACGATCAACAGTACCCCCATCGGTGCGACGACGCCCAGTAGCGGTGCGTTCACGACCCTTACCTCGACAGGTACAACCTCATTCACGGGCGCAGCGAGCGCAACCACGCAGTCTACAAACGATAATTCGACGTTAATCGCGACTGACGCGTTCACGAATCAGCAGATTATCCGCTCGACCACGACGGTTCCGCTTACGCTCGCGGGAGGCACCTACAATCAGGCGACGCTGGGCAGCGGCTTCTCGCCGGTCGTGTTCGCATCCGGCGGTGTTATCGGCTCAATCCTGACGATCGCAAGTGCCGGTTCCGGATACGCGGTCGGGGATCTTGTCACCCTGGCCGGCGGCAATGTGGACGCGACGTTGCGCGTTGCGTCGGTATCGGGTGGCGGGGTGACATCCGCAACTGTTCTTTACGGTGGTACGGGCTACAGCAACGGCGCCCAGGTGATGGCTTCCATGATCCCTCCGGGAGATCGAAACGTCATTCTGACTGGCGCGCTAACCAGCAATGTCACCTTCATCATTGCAAATGGGACGTATGACACGGCATCGCGCCGACCGTCTTTCGCCAACAATACAACTGGCGCATTTACCGTTACGGTCTTTCTGAGTAACGGTGCGGACGGTACGACCGGTAGCGGCTATCTGCTTCCCCAAGGTTCGAGCAACAATACCTCCGTTCTCTTGCAGACAGACGGCGAAACCAACGTCTGGCCGATCGATACGCCCGCTGGAATTGGCGCCTTGTCGTCTGCTGCTGGCTCCGTGCCACTCACTTCTCTGGCTACGCAAGCCGCAAACACCGTGGTCGGAAACGCGACGGGCTCGACGGCATCGCCTACAGCCATTACGGTGACGGGATGTAACGGCGCTGCACAGGCCTTGCAGTGGACGAACGGTAGCGGTTTCGGCTGTAACTCGGGCATTGCGACTTCAGGGGCGAATGCTAACATCACTTCGCTCTCCGGCTTATCCACAGCCTTGTCGGTCGCCCAGGGAGGGACGGGACGCGCGACGCTCACCACTCACGGAGTGTTAGTCGGCGAGGGTACAAGCGCGATCAACCAGCTTGCGGCGGGCGCAACCGGGCAGATGTTGCTGGGAGTGACCGGCGCAGATCCCGCGTTTGGGAACAACGCAACGATCACGAGCGGTACGATCACTAGCACACCAATCAGCGGCTCAACGGGTTCTTTCACGACAGTCTCCGCAAGCAGTACGATTACGCCATCCTCCACCGCCGGAATTGTCGGGACAACGACGAACGACAGTGCGAACGCGGGTAGCGTGGGGGAGTTTCCGGCACCTTCTAATCTGAGCGGCGTTTCCCTTACGTCCGGAAGCGCTGCGAACGTATCCTCCACATCGCTTACGGCGGGCGACTGGGATGTTGAGTGCGTGATCGCCTACACCCCAAGCAGCACATCCACTGTGATTGCCGCAGGAATCAATACGACATCTGCCGCACTGCCGGCGACGGGAGGATATGTCCTGTTCCAGGCCTCGTTTGCGTCTGCGGCACTACAGGTACTGTCAAGTCCGATCGTCAGGGAATCCCTGAGCTCAACCACTACGACTTTCTGCATCGCGCAAGCAACTTTTGCTGGGACCATGACGGCGTCCGGCTTCATGCGCGCCCGGCGCGTTCGATAAGAGGAAATAATGTCTCTCAATTTTGGCCAGTTCCCGGTTCCAACATTACCGATCGCGGCAACGGACAAGATCGTCGGCTACCAGCTTGTGGGTCCTGCATTACTGCCCACGCTGGCGCAGTACACGTTTGCCCAGGTATCCGTGGCCGTGCTGTCCAACACCACGCCTGCGGCTTTCGGCATCGCAATGCTCGCGTGGTTTAACTCCCTCCCAACGGTTTTACCCGTACAGGCCGGCGTGCTGTGGAACAACGGCGGGACACTCGCACAATCATGAAAAAAATAATCCTGTTTCTGCTTTTCGTTTCGGGGTTCGCGCAGGCTCAGCAGTACCCGAGCCCGACCTACCATAACCTGACGGTGACGGGAACGGCTTCGTTCGCCTCCGCACCGACCGTGGGCGCCGCACCG